GCCATTACTTTTTAGTTTTATATCCTCCACCTTTAGACTTATACTCTTTAGCAAGTAATTGAGCCTTACGGGCAGACCATTCTCCGGGATCTCCTCCCTTTGTACCAGCCTTTATTTTATTAAATAAAGCTTTTCTCATGCCGGGTTTAGTATAAACACCAGCTTGATTTACTTTGGATTTACTTTTTTGAGCAGCCACAGTCTTTCATTTTTGTAGGATATATCTTGGAAAGATCTCCTCCATATTTCATGGAGGAGTTTGTCTTTCCGTAAGATATCATTTGTTTTTGCTCTTGTGGGGAAAGAAGCTTATTCATATTACTTCTTTTTACCCATTTTCTTCATAGAAGAAACTTTAGAGCCACCGTACATCATTTTGGTCTTAGTTGCACCACCTTTCTTAAGTTTAGTGCTACCAGCAGATGATTCAACGGTTGCTGCTTTATTTACACCAGGGGTTACTCCTGAACTACCAGGAATAGTTTGACGAGATACTGGTGCATTAGGATTAGCCTTACCACCGGTCATCATTTTCTTTTTGGGAGATACTTTTTTCATTTTACAAACATTTACAATATTAATATAATCATTGATTCCAATATTTCTCTACTTTCTTAGTAAGATTTACAAGAATTTCTTCATTCAAAGGATTCTTAAGATATTCTACTACATCGGCAGGAGTTCTACCTAACATAGAACTTGATTGGGTTTCGTAAATAAAACCATCAGGTTTAGTTGAAAGAAGCTTATAATATGTAGCATCTTTTACCAAAGCCCGTAGTTTTAAATTCTCCATGTCTTGTGCTGACGCATCTAAAAACATTTGAGAAGCACGATTTGCATTCTTTTCAGAGCCTAGACCATTAATAAAGTTATCCATGTTATCATAAACAACATCATTAGGTGTAGACTTTTTATATTGTACACTTGCTGTATCAACTACTTTAGCAATGTAGAAAAGTTTGTTTGTATTTTTATCAAACAATTTCTGCAGTTCTGAAAGAGCCCTGTTACGAAGTTTCTTACTTTCAGTTTTAGTAGATACGGTATCTTCGAACTTATCAAGATAAAACTTCGGTGGTTTTTGCTTAGATCTTGCTTCTTCATAACTTTTAGAAACAAGAGCAAAACCTCCTGCTTCAATAGCATAAAGTTTTATAAGATCATAAGGATCTTTTTGTGGATCTAAATGCAAAGGTTCGTTACCGCATCTTAGGGCGATTTTGCTCCAAAAGTCATCATTATCTGGACGAAGGAGCTTTACTTTATTCCAAAACTCTGCATCATCTGGATTAACAACGTTTGCTGCAAGATCTCTTTCAAGTTGAGAAACTACATTTCTAATTTCACGAATTTTTGCTTCACGTGCTTCTGGATCTGTAATCATTTTTACATCTGGAGAAAATTCATTAAGTCCAGTAATGTAACGACGAATACCGTTAAACTCTACACAAGCAAGTTGCTCTTCGTGAAATACACCATCATAAAGTGACAATCCATATTTTTCTAATCCCATATTTTGAACATTGCTGTTAAAATATGGTTTAATCATAATTGGTCCTCGTTTGAGAGCGGGGTTTGATTCAATAAGTGTAAAACTACTCATACTGTTGGTTTTTTGTAAAATTAATTAAAATAATTGAGTCCAAGTAATACCAGGAACTGAAGCATCATATGTAGATACATATACTTCAACTACTCCAGCATTTTGACCGAAAAGAAATATTCCGGGCTTAGGTGCAGTTTGACCAAGATAATTTAACGTATCTGCATCGTTAAGAGCTTGAATATACGTTGTAGTATCAATCTTAGTATGGAGCTGTTCCCATTTGTATTCTTTAGGTAAATTAAATTCATTCATTGTTTTGAGTATTAATTGTTTTAAGTATTAAAAGGAAAGAGAATGGGGAGTATAGCTCCCCATTCGTTTCCAATTATTTTGAATTAGAATGAGCCACCGGTTATTGGGTTTCTCATAACTATTTTCAGGACTTTGGTTGGGTCCTTTACCCAGATTGCCGGCATCGTCTGAGTCATCATCACACGGTATCCGTTGAAGTTACCAGAAGAAAGGAATCCTTGGGTACGCCCCATATAATCCATCGTACCATTCTGATACCACCACTTAAGTTGATTGTCCCAAGAGAGTTTCAACAAGAAGATGTTATCATTGGTGTTGTCCGTAATATCGAAAATGATAAAGCTGTAAGAAGACAATGGGAAACCATCAATGATTGGGTTTTCAATGTCGTTAGTATGCAGGTTATCAAATGCAGGGTTCAGAACGAACTTCACGTTAGCTAAGAAAGGAATAACGTAGCTGGTAAAAGCAAATCCGAAGTTCAAATCCATTCCCTGACCAGAGATAGCACCGATACCGTTATTTTCAGCAGCTTGGATTACAAGACCTGAAGCAACAGCTTCTTTCTTAATGGCCTCGTTAACCATACGCATACCTCCCATACCGGTCTGTACAATGAGTTGACGTTTAGGATCTGGACCCTTGAACTCAACCTTACCAGCATAGAAGTTATAAATTTCAGAACGGAACAAATCAAGATTGAAACCAGACTTGTTATAAACCCTTTTGAAAGAGTTATCAAGCTGCTTCCAAAGACCGACAGAAAGACGAATATCATCTGGACCATCCTGACGTACACGTCCACCTTGTCCCCACATGAGGTAGGTTTCAATGTCAGTAGCAATTTTGGTTAAGTGAGCTGCCTCCATCGTGGTCAAGAAGGTACGAGAAAGATTTCCGTTAGACATAGCACGTTTAACATAATCTTTACCCATACGCGATACCATAGTATCCAAGCTAGCAATAGCTGGATCAAGGTTCTTGTCAAAATTCCTCCAGATCTCGGTTACAGGTACACTACCATCAGCATTCAAGCCGCCTTTGATCATAAGATCGGCACGGCTAGAAATAGAATAATGTACGTGAGCTTCTGCTCCTCCTACGAAATTGTAGAATTCACGGAAACCGGTAGCTGTGATGATGTCAGAGAAACGTTCTCCATACTCGCCACGAGCAGAACCTTTACGGAAGATTTTTGTACCAGGCTGAAGATAAAGATCAGAATCAATACCGTTACCACTGTCATTGTTTACAAGTTGTACAGTATACAAGAAGCCATCTCCAAGAGGAATAATGTCATCCTGAGTAATGTACAATTCGAAACCATTGTACTTATCGTAAGTGATGATGTCTCCATGACCAAACTCACGACGAGACAGTTTAATACGGAAAGTAGTTCCATCAAGACCTACGATTCCGGTTTCTTCTGCCGTAACAATGTAAGGAAGATCTTGAACGACAGGAGTCTGCCATTTGTACTCTCCACGAGCATTGTCAACATTAATAACGTTCTTTCCACCAAATGATGACATCTGATACAGAGGCATTTCAACCTTCTGAGCCATAGCCCAGAGGTCAACCGGACCAAGGTCCATAGGCTCTGCATTCTTCAGCATGTTTACCAGGTGGTAAGAATCTACGTGTGAACTAGCTGCGTAGTTGGTATCCCGTAGAAATATACCATTGTTTAGAACTGGTGTTGCCATTTTAACTATTAATTAATAAAAGGTTATTCTTTTTAACGTTTAAAGAAGTTATCGTTTCTAGTTATTTTTCTTACTTTAACTTCTTCTTTTTCTATTACTGGGGAACTGCTTGTCAAGTTAGCCTGTTCAGTTTTTAATTGCCTTACAGTTTTTTCTACTTGTTGAGCCTTTCCTTGTTCTCTTACTTTATTTCTATACGTCTCTGGATCAGCCAATAACCATAGAGCTTCGGCAATCAGAGGATAGTTTGGTTCAACGTATTGGTATTTCTCTAGGAGATGACCCAATAAGTTTGTTGGTCTACCAGACATTGACGGATAATTGGGTTGAACAAGACCACCATAAAGAAGACCTTGTGTTTTCTTATCCAATTTAATTCCGTTGATATCGGCAGCAGCTACTGTATTATATACATTTTCCATGTATGCTTGAGCAGCAGCCTCTTGTTGTTTTCTGATATGTTCTTGTTGAGCTACTTTTTGTTGAACAATGCGATCTTGCATTGCATCCAACTTTGGTTTGAATTTTAATGCTTTAGATTCTAGATCTCCACGATCTTTCCAAGCATCTATTTCTTCCTCTATTTCATCAGAAGTTCCAAAATTTGTAGCTTGAAGATATTCACGTACAATGTTTTCTTGGTCTCTTTCTACAGAAGGATCAAGTTGTCTCACCTCTTCAGTTTGAGCAAGAACTTTAAATAATCCTTTTAGATCGTTACCTCCGTCTGCTACGTATTTAGCAGCATATTGTAACTCATGCGGTAATGCATCAAAAAACTCAAGTGGTGTTGTACTTTTAATTTTGTTCTCAATTTCTTGAAGATTTGCTTCAATCAATTCTTCATAATCTTTGAGACTGTACTCTTCCAATGGTTTATCATCATCAAAAGCCGCAAACTTTCCAGAATTAATAAACTTTGATACAAGCTCAGCAATTCCGTTTTTATCAACTTTAGGTCTACCTACTGATTTTTCTTTTTCAGTTTCATCAGTCTTAGGTCTAAAATCTAACTCCGGATCTACTTGACTTAATACATCATCTATTTTTTCTGAATCAGATGAACCTTCTTCACCATTATCAATAAACGACAAGTCAACCGAACCTTTTGAAAATACATTAGGTTTTGGTTCTGCAGGAAGCACAACGTTTTCTGCTCCTGGTGTACCTAGAAAATCAAGATTATCCAGGTCCATGTCTACCTGTTCTACAGATGTAGTTTCGGCAGTTTTAGTATTATCACTCATAATTTTTGTTGGTTTTCAATTACAATATAAACAAAAGTAAAAATTTAAACTTATAAAGTTAACGTGTTTTATAAAATATGTTTGATCTTATAGCTAAACACGTTATTTTTGCTTGTTTTTATTCTTTTCTTGTGTCTTTTTGTCGTACTTATTTTTATTCTCTCGAGCAATATCTAATTGAGTATTTGCTATTTGAAGTTGAGTATTTAATTTTTGTTGCTCAATATTCATTTTATCTCTATGCTCAGATATTCTGCTAATTTCTTTATCTCTTTGTAGATTAATATTATCTGTTTGAGCCTGAGTCCTTTGAATTTTATCAAGAGCATCTAAATAGTCAGACTGTTGGTTCTGATTAATATCTACCATAGATCCATAACCAGCTGCTTTAATCTGTGCTTCATAGATTCTAGCTTGTCTATTTTTATCATTCTCAGAAGATTCAAACTCTCTTTTAAGACGTTCTTCTTCAGCCTTAGCCTGCAGTGCTTGCTCTTGCATAGCTTGAGCTTGTTGCTGTTGTTGTTGCTGCTGTTGCTGCTGTTTAATTTCAGCTTGTTTAAGCACACTTGTAAGCTGAGGTATAGAATCTGCCATTATAACATTTCCTAGATCATAAATGCTAGCACCAGAGGTATTGTTAGAAATAGCAAGTTGTCTTAACTGTTCAAGAATAGCTCTATGATTAGCTTTTGTAGTACAGAAAATATTAAGATCTCTAAGCAACAAGTCTGTTCCATTTATTTCAAACATCTTACGTTCTTCAGTATTGGTTATATACTGTAAACGAGTAGATGGTTTATTTGAATGATAATATTGTGCAAGATCTGTTCTCATTTGGTGTACCCGTGGCATCAGATAATCAGAATGCTGAATAAAGTATACTTCAGTTTGGGCATAAGATGCATTAAGAGATTGCTCTATACCTGTTGCAGTTTGCTGTCCAATCTCTTGACCTAAACGTTGTGGAGTAATACCAATTACTTCATATGCCTGTTGTTTGAAATACTGAGCAAGATTAACCCTAGATAACAAACGATTGGTTTGTTCAAGATCTAGTTTTTGATAATGTTGGAAAGCAAGGGCATTTTCAGTATTTGTAATACTTGTATCCAATGGCAACATTTGGAAATTCTTCATTGCCACATATGCTTTAGCCAAATTGTTTTTACCCCAGTCTTCTCCCAAAGAGTGACGTGGTAAAGCATTTTGATCTAAAAGTATTACTGTTCCTAATTCATCTACTAAGATGTCAGATATTTGGTTATTTACAATATTATAACCAATCTGGAATGGTTTCATTAAATCTACTAGGGATGTAGATCTTGTATTACGATCAGAGAATACAGAGCCTTCAACTGGTAGTTTACAACCATATAGAGTATCGTCACCTTTAAACTGGAATTTTAAAGGACTTATGTGGTTTTGATTAATACCTAAATAAATAGGATTAATACCACCTGGGTTATTTGTACCCCAATATGTTGGATGGTTCGGTCCAATCTTTACTCCTCCCCAAACTTCGTTAATCCAGATCCATTCAACGTGTTCTCCAAAAACAAGATTTTGTTTTGACTTGTTTTTGAAAAGATCGGTATTATAAATAGGTTTATCGGTTATTACATAAGATTCATCAACAATATCTGTAGTAACACCACCCATGTCATCTATCTTAGTAAGATGACCAACTTTTCTTTGTGACTTCCAATAGACAGTGGTTACCCTTAGAAGATTAGTCATACCCATATCAAAATAGTCTTCACTATCTGACATAATCCAGTTAACTATATCACCACCATATAGACTATTATCCCACATAGAGGTATATTGTCTATATGCTAAAGAAGGCATGTTTACGTTCCAGTCATGAGACTTGGTTCCGTCATAGTAAGATCCGTCATTTTGATAACCTTGAATTGGATAACCAGCAGAACGAACAGGATATATTTGTTCTAACGTTTCCATTTGATCTTCAGTCATCAACCAACCATATTTGTCAATAACATCAGCAACGGTCATCATATCATATTTACCAACCCACTGACCTTGAGATATATAACGAGAGTCTGGAGATTTATGATAAAAAGTTAGAATAGGATTCCATAATTCTACATCATAGTCGTCATCCATCATTTTAAAATGCCAGAACTCTCTGTCTGTAATCAACATGTCACGGAAAGCTCTTTCTTCTAATTCTTCTAATCCAAACCGTTCAACATCTACAGCATGCTGATGGGCAGCCCATTCTTCAGCTATAGATCTATATGATTTATTAAAAAACGATTGTATTTCTGGAAGACTTTTAAGATTTTCAGGAGCCATTGCTTGCTGAACTTCCTCACTCTCCATATCAACACCATCAGCAACAAGCTTTTCCATAAGCTTTGTTTCTGCATCATAAAGTAAAGCCTCTTCTAATTGACTTCTCTTAAGTTCTAACATTTCGTTATAAGAGAATTCATCTACTGCTCTATAGGATACAGCACTTGATCTTTTAGCAAATTCAGCTACAAGAGTATTAACAACATTAGGAATAATAGGATAAAATTTAAGTTCCAACGCAGAGACATCCTCTTTTGTCAGAACTTCAATCATATCTGCATATTCGTTATCTTCCTCAATTATGTAATCTCCTTTATCAATAATGCCTTTTGCAAGCTTATAGTTTTTTAAAAGTCTTCTGGCATTACGACGTACATGTTGTAGTCCTTTCCACTCTAACCAGTCAAGATTCCAAGCAGTCCAGTCATTATCTTTTTTACTTCTAGACAAAAACTGAATGGGCTGATTAAGAGTACCCATTTTATTGTACTCTACCTTAGCTCCTGCTTTGATCTGAAGTGCGTTATAAATTTGCATATTATCTTAAATTTTTAAATGGAGATCTTGGTGGCTTCATTCCTGGAAATGAAGAGTTACCATTACCCATATGTCTAAACAGACTTCTATTTAATTTACTAAAATTATCACTATTATCAAACTTTTTAGAGCCCGTTTCCTCATATCTTTTTTTATAACCTCTATTTGCTTGTTGAACTTTGACAAAAGCAATTAAAGCTGCAAAAGAAACAAGACGGTCAACGTTAACTCCTTCTCTATATGCTGTCATCTCTTTTAGCAGCATTATATCAGGAATTCTTTCTATTCCGTAGGTTGTTTTAAATACTTTACCGTTCTCATCAGACTCTGTATGTAGTTCTTCTTTAATAAAATCCAATGCATAACTTAACATGTGACTCTTAAATAAAGAACCGGTGTTTCTCCAACCATACTCTTGAAACACATTAGCATTAGCTCCAAGATCTTTTAAAAAGAGTATTTGATTTCTTGGTACAAGATATTTTTGCTTCTTTCTAAAGATCATGTGATTAATAAACTGACTAATGTTATTTTCTACAATAGTCCAGGCATTATACCACTCTATTATTAACTCTAATCTCTCGTGTGTTTTATTAATATCATCAAATCTACCACACCATGCAGCAACAATTTTATCTCCTTCAATAAATGTCTCAACACTCTCACCATTATTTTTTGTTACTTCTACTGGTGTTTTATAAACATAAATAGAACAAAGAGATTCTGATGTTGTTGTATTATGTGTAACTAAAGCATGCTCTGTAACATAAAGATTATCTGGTGCATCAACCGATATACATATTGCTTCTGCATCATCTACAGATTCTATATTAGTAATGTATCTGCTGAATACTTTAGATGTTTTATATTTTTCTTTTTTTCTAGACAATAAAAAAGGTTTCAAACCTCTTGGTAAATTTACTCTTACAATATAAGAATCTAGATGTGTAGTTTTTTTCATTCTTATTTTAGCAATACCACCTAAACTTTGAACTAGTTCAACTACATCATATGCAAGCTGTCTAGAAGAAGAATAAAATTCTACACCATGGTTGGTACAAGAACCATCTGTATCTAATAGCCCATTTAATAAAACTATTCTTTGTGCAACTAAAGCATATTTATATTCTTCAGGTATAAATTTATGTTCTGATTTTAAACCCATTAAACCTAAATTTTTTAGTGCTTTTGTTAAAGAATTTCTATTACCCTTTTTTGTAACTATTGAGTAATCACAGTTATTACCTTTCACTTTTTTTAATTCTAAGTCATCAGGTAAACGTAATTGTATTCCATTTATTATTTCTTCATCAACTGAACTAAATCTTATTGATTTTTGAGATAAACCTCCATCACCAATTAAAGCACCCAGCACATAAGGATGTATAGGTTGTTCATTTCTAGAGATGTTTATATTTACTTTTTTTAAACCCTTTGGTTGAAAGTTAATTGGTTTAACAATAGGAATAGACCATTTATTTCTATTTTGTTTATCTTTGTAATATGTAGAAATTGTATATTCTTTTTTAATATTTCTACCTGTGCCTTTATATGTAATTGTCTTTTTAGTATCTAGTAAATCTTTTACAGAAAGAGTCATATAACCTTTAGTTCCTCCATTTAATTTTACATTCCATAAATGATCTTCACATACTTTAATGCTGTGACCATCACTAAAAGTAATTTTATATAATTTTTTAATACCTTGTGGATATACTCCAACTACATTTATTGGTTGACCATTAGAACCAATTACCTGATCTCCTATTTGTATATCACCTATTCTTTTTCTACCTGTTGGTGTATATAACATATTATCAATATGTTCAGCTTTACCTTCACCAACCGGGTCAATAGATGCATAATAAGATCCAAACTCTGGATCTTTTACTGGTCTTTCCCATACAACAAGAACTCCAGTTTTATCTTCTGTGTCTTTGGTAATTGGAAAATCTCTAATTGGAAGTTTGTTGCTGTCCGAAACAGCCGGGTTCCCTTTTTCATCTCTATATATGTCTAAGAATTCGTATGCATATTGTTTATCTTCTATTCTTCTAATTTGTGCTGTAATTAAATGTGCTGGAAATACAGAGACTGTTCTAAAGTCAAAAGCCTCTTTAATATTTCTAGGGTGCTGAGATATACGCAACTGGTAATCTTGAGGATCTATTTCTTTTTTCCAAATAGCAAATTGCTCATTAAGGGCTTCTAATGCTTCTTCAACTAAAGAATTACCATATTGATCAATGTATGGTGGCATTGACCATTGCTCAGGAATAAACAATCCAGATCTCCCTATAGTACCGTTTTCATCTATAAGATTAGTTTCAACAGAATATATATCATTTGCATCTGGTCGGCTAATCATTTTCTTCAATGGTTCACATTGACTTAGATCACCGACAGAACCTGCTGCTATAAACATACCAGTAGTTGTCATACCAGATTTCATAGCAGGTCTTATAAACTCAAAGGTTGTATCCATCTTCGGGGCAATCCCTGCTTCTTCATGAAAGAAGTACTTACAAGGACCACCTACTCCATTTGTAGGATCTTTTTCAAAAGACATACCTTGTACAACACCTTTTAAACCAATCTCAGATTTACGTTTTCTAGTTCCAACATATGTTTCAGTCTCAATCTTTTGTTGCCAAAACATAGTTTTATGTGGATTCATTGGTCTATACCATGCAGTATGCGTATTTAAAAATGCCTCATACTCATTGAGAAATTTCCAGGTTCCTTTTTCATTTATATAGTCTTTTAGACTAGCTCCAATTTTTAAGGTAACCCCTTCCTCAAACCATAGTTGGTTTATCAACTTAGCAGCATGAAAATACGATGAAGCAATCTGACGTTTCTTAAGAATTGCCACATGTTTATGATTTACTTCAGCAAGTATCTCATATAGAGACATGTGATACTGAGCATCCCTTACATCGGCAAAACCAAACTTCTGTATCTCTTTGTTAAAGATTGGCAGAAAATTTAACCACATGTAATAATCTCTAGTTAAATACCATTGATTATCACCGGATATAAAGATTACTCCATTTCGGCATTTTTCTTTTTCTGCATTCCAATAAGTTCTAAAATCTTTTGTCCCTTCAGGATAAACACAATAGAAACCTTGAGCATTAAAGTTTTTAGCTTGTTCATTAAATAGTAACGATACTTCATCAAACTCATATTTTCCTGGTTCTCTAAATATAGATTCTAAAAACTCTGCAAATTCATCACGAGTTTCAAATTCTGTAGTAGTCCACTCACCATTATATGTAGGAATAGTTATATAAGACATATTAATATTCATTTAATAGTTTAAAGATTTCTTCTAGAGCTTCATGTCTATGATTCTCTTTAAGTACAATCTTGCTTACAAAGTGTGAGTTTTCAATCTTAAATATGTCATGAACTGCAGAAAAGTCTTTAGGTCTAAGATCTATCTGCTGACTATCTCCGGTAAAGATTATTTTAGAGTCTTTACCTAAACGACCAAGACACATTTGTAACTGTGATTTAGTAAGATTCTGAAACTCATCTACTATACACACAGCATTATCAAAGGTCCTACCACGAAAATGACTTAGTGAAACAAGTTCAATGTCCTTGCTTTGCTCCATCTTCTCAAGTATTTCTGGTTTAGAATATACTTTCTCCATGTTTGATCTAATAGGAACTAGCCACGGTTCCATTTTTTCTGACAAAGAACCTGGCAAAAACCCATTTTCCTCAGTAGAAATAGTAGGTCTTGTTATAATAATTTTGTTAATCTGTCTTTTAAAAAACATGTCTAACGCAATTTGAACGGCAACTAATGTTTTACCTGTTCCTGCCTGACCAATTAAAAAATTAATTGGAGTCTCTAAAATTCTAGATTTAGCTTGTTTTTGTTCCTCAGTCAAGGACAAAGAAAACTTTACATCTCCCTTAGGAGCATTCTTTTCAATGTTTGTTTTAGACATAGTTTTATATTTGATCGTATGCAAGACCTTGTCCACCACGGACATGGTTCTTTTGTTCATCTTGTAAATCTTTGTATGCACCTTTAAATGATTGTCTTATGGCATCAAAATCTTTAGCCATAGCCCTAATTTGATTGATGTTTCCATCTTTACCATCTGTTATAGATGTAGTACCCATATAACGAGCAATTCTATCTAAAGCTTTTTTAATTCCTTCATATGCTCGGCTCGTAGGAGTTTCATACATTTTACGGCAAAAATGTAAAGCATCTACAATTTGTCCATCCTCTGTGCTAAACTCAGCATTAATTTCATATAGAATAATATCTTCTTTATCTTCTTCAGGAGTATGAAAGAAAGGATTAAGATCCGGATTAGGACACGTCATATAAAAAAGATACTGATAAACTTTTAAATAGTCTTCAGGATAGTTATCCATTATTAACTTTAAAGTTTGAAGAGCATAACAATGCTCAGTGGGAATTACTTTTCCGTTTTGTATATCAAATAGTTTTATTGTCATTTGTATTTATATTGTAATAAAAACAATCTGTGTCTTCTGTTATCCATTTATCAGCAACAGATTCAACAGAAGGAATATGTGTATCTACTTTAATTTCTTTTGTAGAAATAGGAAAATCTTTTGTAATCCAGTTACTATCTCTCCAATATATTCGATTATTTGGTTGACATAACAAATATCCATCATCAGCCATAAGAACATGACCACACTTATAGTCAGAAGGTTCATCTGAATAAGGATTATTATACCAGTCTATAGTAAACATATATGTTGCCCAAACCTTGTTTCCATCTCTTAATACAATTTGACATCTTTTGTCACATAAATAGTCAAATTTTGTTACAGTAACATTTTCGGAAAAACAATCCCAGAGCTGTTTATAATAATATGGAATATCAGAAATAGGTTCTTTTACAAAAATTTCAGACAAAGGAACTCTTGATCTTAACATTCCATAATCTGTCATTATATGAAATGTAAGTATTTTCATTGAAATTGACTGTATTCCAAAAGCATAACAAGCATGATACTGATTGTCATGCTCAGAGTTTTTTGTAAAATGCGATAATCTTACATAACATTTAAATGCTGGTATATTTGTATTATGCATTGTCTTTCAAATAATTAATTATATCAATTACCTCTTGTTTTAAATATGGTAGTTCATAAATTACAATATTTTCAACTACAGGCTCTCCGTATTGATCATAATACACAACTCTATTATCATAAGCATCTTTACCAGCTTCTTTAAACTGCACGTGTTCTACAATTAGTTTTCCTGGTTTTAACTTTGGGTTATGCTTAATAATCATATACATATAAAGACTCAACTGTATATTGTAATGATTTAGATTACAGTCATCTAAATGACTCAAGGGGTGTAACATCTTATCTGATATTCCCTCCCAGTTAACGTAGCTTTCTTTCTTAATTTCTTTGTTCGTCTTGTAGTCATAAATATTAACAAAGCCATTTACTACCTCAACTCTATCTGCTTGACCACAGATTCCTGCTGATTTTAGATATATCAGATGTTCTGGGTATATGCCATCAGTTAGTTTTTGTTCTGGAGCAATCTTAACACCATCTGATTCAAGGGGTTTAACTACTGATATTTCACAACCTTCCCTACTAATAGTAGAACAAGAAAGCAGGTCTTTTTCTCTTTGTAGATGATACCAGGTTCCTAAGTTAATTGCTTTTTGAGATTCATTCTTCCAAGCTTCTTTGATATCATTAGGAGATATACCATACCACTTACTCTTTTTATTTTTAGATGTCTTTTCTGCTATTTCATCAGCATTAAAAGGCTTCTTAAATTTTGATATAATTCCAGTAACACTTGACCACGTTATATTTTCATTAGGATCTATATTAACATACTTGTGTTCATCAGAGTAAAAATGTATCGACATTGTCTTCTTCGTTTTCAGTATTAATGCTATCTTCTTCTTCTTCTGTTAAGACAGCATCCCAACGTTTATCATCACAAGCTGAAGACAATGACCTTTGTTTTAAACTTAATGAACATCCACAAAGAGAACAACAAGGTTGAGTTCCCGCTAAAAAACAGGTCTTACCATAATTATCTATATGCGGACAAGCATTACAAATCTCATTTCTTTGAGCTGCTACTGTCTCAACAAATTCATTTTTAAATATGGAGTTAGTTAGTCCCTCCAGTATTTTCTCCTTGTTTTTCCAAATTTCCTGTAACTTCATTGAATCTTTGTTTTCGTATTTTAACTTTTCTATCGTTTTCCTCGTATACTTTGTCTTTTAAAACTTTAAACTTTTCTAGTCTTTTTTGAGCATTAGAATACAAAGGATATTTGTTAAAGTCTTTAGGATTAACTCCTTTTATATAAGTTTCATTTTTATATATCTCTTTCATAAGAGATTTTGGTTTTACGTAAAACGTACCTAAACTTTCAATATAAACTCGAGGTTCCTCTAAGTTCTCCATTGTCTTTCGCACATTTTCCCAATAAAAGTTTACTATATCTTGTACTTCTTCTTCCGGGATATTAAGTTCTTCAGACAGTTGCTTGTATAGATCTTTCGGCTTCTTTGGGTTCAACATATATTATTTTATAGTCTAATAGAATATTTCCAGAGATTTGGATCTTTAAATCAGGATTTAGAATAATTGTCTTTTTGTTCTTACCCTTCTTTACAATGAGATTCTTTTTTTCTGCTTTAGTTACAGCATTTCTAACTGATTGGCTGCTACTAAAAATTTTGTTCTTAGTAGCAGCCTCACAGAATTTTGTAAGCTCTCTCTCACCCAATAATGCAAGAAAGGTAAGGCAACTCAAGTCCTGATTTGATACCTGAAGATCTTTCAGATGACAATAAACGGCAAGCTGAAACTTTACAATGTTCCAAAGATCCATCTTAACGTTCTTACGTACTTGGTTTACCAGAGCCATTTTTTACTTTTTTAAGGTTCTAACTTTCTGTTGAACTTCTGAAGGTTCTTCAGTTGTAGCTGTTTCTTTTGGTGCAGGAGCCATTATTTGTGCAAGTTTAACTCTAGCTATAATCCTACGAGCTTCAAGTTCTTCTAACTCTGTAACTAGAGTTTCATATTCTTTTTGTACTTGCAGAAACGGAATTTGGCTTTCATAATAAGCATGCAATTCAGCTTGTCTTTCATGCATTTCCTCAGCTGTTGGAGCTTTTTGCTCTACTGTTTCATCAACGTTTTCCATAAATGATTGGTTTAAATTTAATACAAATATAATAAAGAAGTTTAAACTTACACAATTTAAACAAAAAAACCTGAGGTAACACTCAGGTTTAAAACATACTTATATTTAGTTTATTTACCTTCCTTACCTTTAATATATCCGGTAAGTTCAGAAAGAGCAGAACTAATAGAGCTTATATGGCCAAATATACCATCAATCTTGTGTTCTAGTTTCTCATGAGAATCTTGTTGATCTTCTTTAACTTCTTTAATTCTATTATGAATTTGAGTTTCTCTTGATACAAAGTCTTCTTTTTGTTGTTTTAACGCTTCCATAATTGCTGCAGTATCTTTTTTTTGCTTAGAATCTAGTTCATTTATTTTACACTCAAGCTCATCCACATTGTGACGTACTTTATCCATCGACCTTCTCAACGCATAATAAAGGCCGAATAAAGATGATACAGCAAAAATAATTGTTATTAAATCCTTTGTGTGAAAGGTAAGTTCTTCTATTCCCATTTTACATTAAACCGCTAGGTATTGGCAGATTATTATAAATATAGTATGCCGTCATTGGGTTTTGCTTAAGTAAATCCCCAAAATATTGTAGTTTGGCATTGTCTGTTTGAAAATCATTTAGCATAAGTGCTGTATGTGCATCTTGTTGCCAAATAATAAAGATATCACAGTCTGGAACTTCAACATTATATTGACCGTCTCCAAGGTTATTTAAATAGGTTATCATGCTATTCTTATATATGACATGTATGTAGTTTCAGCAAAAATAGTTGAGGTATCACCTCCTGTAAAACTTCTAAACTGAAGTTGAAATGTACCAGAGTTACCACCTGTCTTAACTTTCATTTTAAGCAAAGTAGATGCTGCTGATGTATTTAAAGTAGATACAGTTTGAGTTATGTCTAATGATCCTGAAACTGAAATACCCGTTTGGATTTGTGCTACTGTTGATCCTCCAAATGCTATAAGATTAACTCCTGTAGTAGTACCTGTAGGTACAGAAAGAGCAAACCTCATACCGTTTACAGCAGTACAACCATTTCTACAACTAAATTCTACTAAATACTCTGCATTTGCAGCAACAGAAAAAGTCATTCCTGTAATAGTTGCGGCACTACTACTTGTAGTAGTTACGTTATTAGCTAATGAAATATACTGTAATGTATTAGCCCAACTAGGGTTATTAGCAGCACCATTTGTTTGAAGAACCTGACCCGCTGTTCCGGGACTAAGGGCTACCCACGCAGTGCTGCCCCTATAAATAATTTGACCCTGTGTAGAACCTATCCAGTCTATTGCTTGGGATATAGTAACTTCTTCAGTATCACCAGTACTTGCTGTATTCCTACCAAGAATTCTTTGTGTAGTTGATATATTCTGAATCTTTGCATATGTTACAGCATCATTGGCAATTAATCCAGTTGATACGCCCAGTGCTGCAATCGTCAGATTTAATTTTTCATTAGCACCTGGTGATGTAATTGATTTATCAAGAACACCAGCTGTTACAGTAACCTTATCATTAAGATATCCTGCAGTTGTATCGGCAATACTTGTTTTTACTTTCTCATCATCATCTGATGCTGCAGCAAGCAAGTCCCTAATCTTTTGCAGAGCCTGCAAAGTTTTAACTTCAAAGTCAAATCTGGATTTCTTGCCACCTTCGTGGTAATTACTATCTCCTAATCCCATGATTAATAAATCTTTGTTAATACAAAATGTTCTGCATAAATGCTATTTAGAGGATCTGCTTGACCCCATTCAGCAGTAATGTTTAGTGTGTTGATTATTGTTGTATCAAATGCAGTATTGTTAACTATACTAAAGTTAGTACCAAGCAGGATAATATCATCCGTTTGTTGTACAGAATTTCTAATAAGTTTATTTGCCTTAAGATATAACCAGTTTACTATATCCATTGTTATGGTGTTTCAAGTATATCAATGATAGCC